CCCACAACTACCAGCGAGCCGCCGGAATGGTAGAGGCGTTTGCCACTATGAATGAGCAGGGGCGCGAAGCATGGCTGAAGTTAACCGGCAATTCAGAGACCACTACGGAATCCCGGTACGGGTCATTCGATGGGAGCCAGAAAAGCAGCGCGTTATCTATCTTCGTGAAGCGCAAGGCTACGAGCATGAATGCTTCAGCCCGCTTTAGCAATTCCAGCGTAAATTCAGAGAAATAAAGGACGACCATGAGCACTAAATTAACCGGTTACGTCTGGGACGCCTGTGCCGCTTCTGGCATGAAGCTGTCCAGCGTGGCGATCATGGCGCGCCTGGCTGACTTCAGCAACGACGAGGGCGTGTGCTGGCCGTCCATCGAGACGATTGCCCGCCAGCTTGGCGCAGGTGAAAGCACTGTACGAACCGCGATTGGCAAGCTGGAGCAGGATGGCTGGCTGACACGCCAGCAGCGCCGCAAGGGTAACCGTAATGCCTCAAACGTTTACCAGCTTAACGTGGCAAAACTCCAGGCGGCTGCCTTTTCTCACCTGTCAGATTCTGACCCGTCAAAATCTGACGCATCAAAATCTGATGGGTCGAATTCTGATGCCTCAAAATCTGACGCGTCGAAATCCAGCAAAGCAGGCGATTTTCACCCCCCAGAATCTGGCGGGGATCCGTCAGTAAATTCAAAACAAGATCCATCAGATAAAAAACCTTCTTGTCCGGTTGCTGCGCAACCCGACCCGGAAGTGGCAATAACTGATTCAGCGATTGAGGTTCTTACCCATCTGAACCAGGTCAGCGGATCTCGTTACCAGAAATCACGGAGATCGCTTGAGCACATCCGCGCGCGTCTTCGCGAGGGTTTCACAGTCAATGACATGAAACTGGTTATCGACCTGAAGCACGAGCACTGGCGCGACAACGACGAGTTTTATCAGTACATGCGCCCGGAAACTCTGTTTGGGCCGAAGAAATTCGAAGGTTACCTTCAGCGTGCCACCAACTGGGAAGCAAAAGGCCGCCCGCTTCGTGAGACATGGGACAGGAAGCGGGAGAGGGACATCAATGCTATTAGCCGCCCTGATACCACTATACCGCCGGGGTTCCGCGGATGAGCGCCTTTTCTGAAGTCCTCGAATACATCCAGCAAAACGGCGAATGCACCACTAGCGAGGTGTGTTGCGGCCTTGAACATCTGGATCTCAGAGTCGTGCAGCGCACGCTTGAGCGCCTGGCGAGCATCGGCCAGTTGAAGCGCAAGCCGCTTGGCCGCTTTTTCCTGTATTACACAGACGCACCGATTGCCCCCAGCGAAACGGGCAGTCCGGTTGAACTGGCGAACAAGGCGCTTGATCTGGAAGCAAGGGGCTTACGCCGTCGCGCCGCAACAGTATGGCTGGAAGCCTTTGACTGTGCCAAAACGCCGCAGGCCAGAGCGTGCTTCGCGCTGCGCCGGGCAAAATGCCTTTCCGGCATGACGCGCGGTGTCGCTGACGGCGCAGGGAACCGCTGGAACGAAACGTGTAAAGGAGGTTCGCTGTGAGATACGGATCAGTTTGCAGTGGCATTGAAGCCGCCACCGTTGCGTGGGAAACATTGGGCTGGAAAGCGTCATGGTTCGCTGAGATAGAAAAATTCCCGGCTGCAGTACTGGCGGCGCGCTGGCCTGAAGTAGCCAACCTGGGTGACATGACCAAAATTGCCGCGGCGGTTCGCGCCGGAACAGTTGAAGCACCAGACATTCTTGTCGGCGGTACGCCATGCCAGGCATTCAGTATCGCCGGTTTACGCAACGGGCTCGACGACGCGCGCGGGCAATTAACCCTTTCATATGTGGAGTTAGCAGATGCCATCGACGACAAGCGCCGCGACTGCGGTGAAGAAGAAGCAATCATCGTCTGGGAAAACGTCCCGGGCGTCCTCAGCAGCAAAGACAACGCCTTCGGCTGCTTTCTTGCAGGACTTGCCGGGGAAGATAGCGAATTGCAGCCAGCAGGGGGAAAATGGTCGAACGCTGGTTGTGTGTTTGGACCATCGCGCGCTGTCGCCTGGCGAGTGCTCGACGCTCAATTTTTCGGAGTGGCCCAACGACGCAAGCGTGTGTTCGTTGTCGCAAGTGCTCGAAGTGGATTCGATCCCGCAAAAGTACTTTTTGAGCTCGACAGCGTGCGCCGGGATACTCCGCCGCGCAGAGAACCGCAATCGAAAATTACCGCCGCTGCTGGAGAACGCATTGAAGGCAGTAGTCACTGGGACAATCCAGCAAACCCACACCCAACCCTCAACCAGTCACACAACCAGTCACACAACATCGGAGGAATAGGCCAGAGCAATCAGGAACTGTTCAGCCAGCGAGGATGCGGGATTATAGCTCAGTCGGTTAATGGCGACATTTCCCACACCCTGAAAGCAGAAGGCTTTGACGGAAGCGAGGACGGAACGGGGCGCGGAACGCCGATTATCGCTATGGCTCACGGGCAGGGCGGTGCCGAGATTAAAACGGACAATTCCGCGCCTACGCTCACCTGCAACCACGAAGCACCGATAGTCGTAAATTCTGCGTTGGCATTTCAACCTGGCAATCTGACAAGGGCAGACGGATATATTTCTTATCCTGACAGGCATTCTGGCATGGCTGTTCGCCGTCTCACGCCAGTGGAGTGTGAGCGCCTACAAGGATTCCCGGATAATCACACCCTGATCCCGACAGAGAAGCGTAAGCAGATCACCACTGAAGAATACGCATACCTGCGCCACCACTTCCCGAACATGACGGCAGAAGAGGCTTACCGCCTGGCGGCTGATGGCCCTCGTTACAAGGCTATTGGCAATTCAATGGCGGTACCGGTCATGCGCTGGATTGGCGAACGCATTGCTGCAGCTTTGCCGGTTGCTGAACCAGCACCACGCATTTATCAGCGCCCGTTCCTTAAATGGGCTGGTGGCAAGTATTCATTGCTGCCGGAATTGGATCGCCTCATCCCGGCTGGTAAACGCCTTATTGAGCCATTTGTTGGCGGCGGCTCGGTGTTTCTCAACTCCGATAAGCATGAAAGTTTCCTGCTGGCGGACGTAAACGCTGATCTGATCAACCTGTACCAGATGTTAGCCATCGTTCCGGTTCAGGTTCTAACGTTTGCCCGCCGTATGTTCACCAGTCTCAACACTGAGCGCGGTTATGGGATTGTTCGGGAAGAATTCAACGCGCAGCGGATAGACAGCATTGAGCGTGCAGCAGCATTCCTGTACCTGAACAGACACTGCTTTAACGGCCTGATTCGATACAACCTCAGCGGGCAATTTAATGTCGGCTTTGGCAAGTATCGCTCCCCGTATTTTCCAGAAGAAGAAATAAAAACCTTCGCCAACATGGCGCACAACTGCGTGTTTATGAACGCTGGTTTTCAGCGAACCCTGGCTCTGGCGGGTGAGGGCGATGTTGTTTACTGCGATCCGCCGTATGAACCGATGCCGGGTACCGCTGGCTTTACCAACTATGCCGCCGGGGGATTTACATGGGACGACCAGCAGGCGTTAGCGCGCTGCTGTGTTGCTGCGCATCAGCGTGGCGCCAGAGTGGTGATCAGCAATTCCACCGCGCCTCGCATTATCGAGCTTTACAAGGGGCATGGCTTCGACCTGCACCACGTCAGCGCCCGCCGCGCCATATCGAGCAAAGGCAGTACGCGCGAAACCGCCACCGATATCGTGGCCATTCTCTGAGGGGAAACCGTGGAAGAACGTAAACCACTGACCGACCGGCAGCAGCAGGTGCTTAATGCGCTGGTGGATTTTCACAACATGCACGGCTACCCGCCGACGTATACCGAGCTTGCGTCGCTGATTGGCGTCGCGTCTGGCAATGCTGCTTTTGAACACCTACGCGCCCTGGTGAAAAAAGGCTACATCACGATCGCCAGCGGCACCGCGCGCGGCATCAAAGTGATCGGCGTAAACGACACACTGGCGCTCGATGAAGCCGAGCAAGTGATCCGATCGCTCCTGGCGGGTGAGAAAAGTTCGGCGGATCTGGCTTATGAATGGCTGAAACGCAGAGGGTCCGCGGCATGAAGCTGAAATTACCTTTCCCACCCAGCGTGAACACCTACTGGCGCGCCCCGAATAAGGGGCCGCTTAAAGGTCGCCACCTCATCAGCGCAGCAGGGCGCAAGTACCAGAGCGACGCCTGCGCGGCCATCATCGAGCAGTTACGCCGTCTGCCAAAGCCATCCAGCGAACCAGCCTCGGTAGAAGTCATTCTCTACCCGCCGGATGCACGCCGCCGGGATATAGACAACTACAACAAGGCGCTGTTTGACGCGCTGACGCATGCCGGAGTGTGGGAGGACGACAGTCAGGTTAAACGCCTGCTGGTTGAGTGGGGACCGGTAGAAAAGGGCGGTAGGGTTGATGTCACGATAAAATCACTACCTATAAAGGCTGTATGAATGATCAGCTCATGTCGCCATCAAAAAAAAATGTGTGTTATGGTCGAATTGTGTCAGCGAAACGGGGTTGCAGTCCCGCTCGCATTTCAAACAGTGGAGAAACCAATGAATCAATTACTCGTGATTGACGGCGTTTCCGTACGCCGTGATATTGATGGCCGTTACTGCCTTAATGATCTGCACCGCGCTGCTGGTGGTGAACAGCGCCACCGTCCGAAGTACTGGATTGAAAACAGCCAGACTGTCGCACTTATTGATGAAATTTTAAGCGAGGGCGGAATTCCGCCTTCCACAATTCGCGGCGGCGCTGAGCAGGGGACATACGTTTCGAAGGAACTGGTCTACTCGTACGCTATGTGGATCAGCCCAGCATTTCACCTAAAAGTGATCCGTACCTTTGACAAAGCAGTTAGCTCACCCGAACAAGCCTTATCAGCCGTCGCCGATAAAATGCAGGCTGGCATAATCCTTCTCGGCTTCATGCAGAAGTCTCTAAACCTCTCAAATTCCTCAGTGCTTGGTGCATGTCAGAAGCTACAGGAGGCGGTGGGGCTGCCAAATCTTACACCACAGTACGCTATCGATGCGCCCGCTGACGCGCTTGACGGTTCAAGCCGTCCTACGCAGTCACTCAGCGCGCTGCTGAAAACTCACAAAATAGCGATGACTGCTGCCCAGGCATACCAGCAATTGTCAAAGCTTGGCATCGTTGAGCACAAAGAGCGCCGCAGCCGTAGCGGCAGCAATGGGGTTAAACGTTTCTGGTCCCTGACCGCCAAAGGCTGCATGTATGGCAAAAATATCACCAGTCCGGCAAACCCGCGCGAGACTCAGCCGCATTTCTTTGAGTCCCGGTTCGCTGATCTGCTGCGCCTGCTCGATACAGTGCATTGAGGCCGATTTGAGAGCGCTACTGACTCCAGTGGTTGTCACTGAGCTTGGGCTGGTCATGTTCCGCCCTGGCGTTTCCCTGCTGCCGCATTTTCGCCGCGGGCGCATGTTGCTTGAGAACGAACCCGAGCGCCTGGCGGGTATGCCGAACGGTGAACTGCCACCAGCAGAGCAGCCGCTGGCGGAAGCTCCGGCGCTGGCTGGCGTATTCGAAAATGAAGCGGTGTTGCGCCGCGCCGGTGGCATTAACGGTCTGGAAAGCTGGCTTGAATCCGGTACCGGGTGCCAGTGGCCTCACGAAAGCTGGCACGATGAGAACATGACAACCATGCGCCACGCACCGGGCGCGATCCGTCTGTGCTGGCATTGCGACAACATCCTGCGCGAGCACAGCACCGAACAACTTGCAGCCATAGCCAGGGCAAACTGCGCCGCATACATCCTTACGACCGCCCGCCGTGAGCTTGGCTTTGACGATTCCCATTCACTGACGCTGCCGGAATTCTGCTGGTGGCTGGCGCGTTACGGCCTCGCAGACGTGCTGCCGGAGGAAGCCGCACGGCAGGTTCTCCTTATGCCTAAGCCAGTCATTAAATCGGTAACGCGCGAGCTTGATCTGGTACCAGGCATGCCGCAGGCGCGGGAAATCATAGAGGAGGTGGCAAAGCAGGTGCTGGCGCTGCGCATCGATCCGGAGACGCCTGAATCCTACATGCTGCGCCCGAAGCGCCGCCGCTGGGAAAACGAGAAGTACACCCGCTGGGTTAAGGCGCAGCAATGCATGTGCTGCAACAATCCGGCAGACGATCCCCACCACCTGATCGGCCACGGTAATGGGGGAATGGGTACAAAGGCGCACGACCTGTTTGTGATCCCGCTTTGCAGAGCGCATCACGACGCGTTGCACGCTGACACCGTGGCATTTGAAGAAAAATATGGCAGCCAGTTTGTGCTGCTGTTTCGTTTTTTAGATCGCGCGCTGGCCATCGGCGTGCTGGCGTAAAGTGGAGATGCTATGAACCTCGAATCATTACCAAAATTCTATTCGCCAAAGTCGCAGAAATATAACGACGAGACGCCAGCTACGGGCGGTGTCGCACTGACCATTACCGATGTGATGGCGGCTCAGGGCATGGTGCAGTCAAAAGCATCGCTTGGCTTTAATCTGTTCCTGGCAAAGATGGGGATTCAGGATCCGGCACCGGCGATTGATGGACTGATGAACTATGCGCTGGCGCTCAAAAATCCGGTGCTGATGAAACTCAGCGAGAAAGCCCGCCTCGAAATTCTGCCGGTGCTGGTTCAATTCGCCTTTGCCGATTATTCCCGATCTGCGGCCAGTAAAGCGCGGTGCCCGCACTGCAATGGCCTTGGCGTGTTGCATGTCATGCGCGATGTGGTCAAGCACCCCGGTGTAAAAGGCGTGGAGGCAACGGTCAGGTATGAAGAGGTGGAAGAGATCTGCCATCACTGCGGCGGTAAAGGAGAGGTAAGAACAGCGTGCCGTGGCTGCAAAGGCAAGGGTGAAGTGCTCGATGAAAAGCGCACCAAACTGCACGGTGTACCGGTTAATAAGGTATGCGGTCGCTGTAATGGCAATCGCTACAGCCGCGTTCCGACAACGCTTGCCCGCACACTGGTCAGTAAGATTGTGCCAGACCTGACGAATTACGAATGGTATAGCGGTTACGCCGATGTGATTAACGCGCTCGTGACTAAATGCTGGCTTGAAGAAGCAAACGCAGAGATGCATTTAAGAAAAGTAACACGTTAGCCACATATTCGCGACTTATAGCGTCACGATGCTTGCAATATTCAAAAAAACTGGTTAGGATTTTCCCAACGATGGGCATTGTATGTTCACCGTTAAAAAACAATATTCAAGACCTCGCTGCGGCGGGGTTTTTTCATTTCTGGCTGCCATCCGGCGGCCTTTTTTATTCCCCTCATCCTGAGAGGACTCACAGCATATACGAGGGGGCTAAATGTCCGAACCTGTTTCCGGTTCCGCTGCGGCGGCAAGCGCTTTAACCGGTGCCAGTTTGTATGGCTTGTTAACCGGCACCGATTACGGCGTCGTGTTCGGTGCGTTCGCTGGTGCCGTGTTCTATGTCGCCACGGCTGCCGATCTGACGATTCTCCGCCGTTCGGCCTACTTCATCGTTTCTTACTTCGCCGGCGTGTATGGCTCCGGGCTGGTGGGTTCACTGCTTGCGAGCGTCACCCATTACAGT